GCAACTGGCGGGCATCGGCGCCGGCCAGCACGAACGGGCCGACCTCGACCCATTGGTCGGACAGCAGCACCTCCAGGCTGACCGGGCCCGCGACGCCGCGCGTGTAGGCGGTCGTCGCGCCCAGGAAAAAGGGCCGCGCGGGCGAGCGGGGGGCGTCAGCCCCCTGTTTCGCGTCCGCCGCCGGGGTCGGATCGGGCAGGTCGGCCCAGCCCAGGGCGTCGAGTTCGGGCTGGGACAGCAGTGGGTCCAGATGGTCGATCAGACGTTCGCACATGGCCGCGCCTCCTGCTCGCCGTGAATGTGGAACGCGCCGTCCTGACCGGGCAGGTGGCGGTATTCCCACCAGCCGCCGGAAAATTGCGCGGCCAGCCGGGTCAGTTCAGACGCGAGGGCGACCATGGGCGCGTCGGCAGGGATATGCAGCACGATGGGGACCTGGATGATCTTTTTAGCGGTGGTCATGGCCGCGCCTCGCGCGATTCGGTCAGCATGATGCGCACGCCGACGAACAGGCTGTTGATCAGCGACAGCACCTGATCGGGGTTGCCGATGGCGTAGTCGCCGACATGTAGACGGTTGTGCTCGTCGACGGTCACGTCGGCGATTTCGACCCGGTCGTTCATGCCGGTCGGGGTGGCGTGGAAACAGCCGATGTACACCTCGCGCGGCCGCGCGGGGGTCACTTTGGATGCGAAGGTCGTCATTTCAATACTCCTTGGGCAATTTCGAATGGGGGCAGCCGGACCGACAGGCGCGGTAAAGCTGCGACTTCAACGGGTTGGCGGTGGCAAACTTGCGGTCGCGGCCCTGGTGGTCGAGGCATTTGTCCTTGCGCAGCGGACCGACCACCGGACAGGTGACGGTCATGCCGCCCAGGGCGCCCTCGACCAGGGCCTGGAGCCGCTCCAGGTCGCCGCGGTACTGATCGCGCAGCGCCTGATTCACCATGGCCGGCGAGACGCCCAGCCGCCGAGCAACCTCGGTCTGGCTGGTGCGGTCGCAGGCGTCACGCAACGTTTTCTGCCAGGGTTCCATCGGGCGCCTCCTCCCGGTACGGGTACACCTGGTCGCGGTTGGGGTCGTACAGGCCCGATCCATCCCGCAGGGGGTGGGGTCGCTTCGCCCCGCTGTTGCGCGTCAGCCGCCACACGACGTGGCCGTTGACGTGGCCGTTGCGCTTGGGCCGCTCCACGGCGAGATAGCCGGAGCGGTACAGCGCGTTCAGATAGGTCCGCAGGTTGCGCTCGCCGATGTCGGCGACGGGGCCGACGTCCGCGAGGGTGAACGTTTTCAGGATTCTCATGGCGTTCCACGCCCGTTGTCGGGCGTCGGTCACCGCGCGCTTTCGCGTGATGCTGCCGACGTTTCGACTCACGGGCTACCTCCCGCCGACGATGAAGGTGGGCGCGCCCCAGCGCTCCATGGTGATCGCGTCCCACCGGCCGCTTTTCGCGCGGCGGCGGGCGCTTTTCAGGTTGAGCGCCAGGTAGGCGATGCGCCCCTTGCAGGCGGCGAACAGCGCCTCCAGCCAGCGTTCCTCCACCGGAATGTCGCTCAGCGTGTCGGCCAGAATGCGGGCGTCTTCGAGGTCCAGATCGACGAACTTGACCCACTGGAAGACCCGGCGGGCGAGTTGCTCGCGCAGCTTGATCTTGGTTTCGATCTTGTCCATGCCGACCATGACGACCGGCATCCGGGTCTTGTCGTGCAGGGAGCGCAGGGCTTCCAGCATCCGCAGGGTGTCTTTCGCGCCCGGCATCAGCAGGTAATCCAGCTCGTCGACGAACAGCGGGCGGTTTTTCGTGAGCATTTCATCGACGATGTACCGCTCCAGGTCGGCGCTGGTGCCGCGCGGGTCGACGCCGATTTCGGTGACGATGGCGCGGTACATGCTGCCCAGGGTCCAGGCCGGGGACGCCTCGACATAGATGGCGTCGGTCTGGTTCAGCAGGTGAATCAGGCCGGTGGTTTTGCCGACGCCGGTCTGGCCGTACAGCAGCACCATGCCGTCGGCGCCAGGGTCGCGGTTCTCGACCGCGTCGTAAGCCTCCATCAGGCGCTGGAGGTTCTTGACCATTGCGATTTTCGGTTTCATCATAGGTCCTCTCAGTTGGAAATGGCCCGGTTCGGCGCTGGCACGCCGGCCGGGTTTTTTCAGCCCGCCATGGGCTGAATCCGGGTTGCGGTCGCCTGGGCCTGGTCTAAAACGGCCTTTTTCCAGGCGTGAAACCGCGCATAACCGTACTTTTCGGTCATTTCGCCCTCGAAAATGCGAGGGTTCCGGGTTTCCCCGTAGTAGGTGGCGAGGTAGTCGGCCTCGGCGGCGGTCGGCGCCACGTCGCGGCCGAGGGTCCGGGCGCACAAATCCCGCAGATTGCCCAGCCACCCGTCGGAGCGCAGCGGGATGACCTCGCCGGCCGGGGCGCTTTCGGCGCGGGTGTAGCCGGCGGCCTTCAGCATTTCCGGGGTGATTTCGCCGCCGGACAGGGCGGACTGCCCGCGCACGGCGGCGGCGGCGCCGGTCAATCCGGGGCTTTCGTGGGGGGCGGTGGGCGATGGGAAGGCGACCAGGGTGGTCGCGGCCACGTCGCGGGCGGCCTGCACTTCCTCGACGGCGGTTTTCAGGTTCAGGCCCTTCGCCTCGGCGCGGGCCGCCTTCACGGCCGCCTGCATGTGCTCCTGCTGCATCGCCTTGGCGCGTGCGGCCAGTTCCTTTCGATCCAGACCCCGCAGTTCGATGCATTCGGCGACGGCGATGAACTCGCCTTTTTCGTTGAAGCACCAGACCTTCCCCAGATCGCCGTCCGGGTCGTACAGCACCCGCACGCGCTGGCGGACGTACAGCGCCAGTTCGGGCGCCAGGTAGTGGTAGCCGTCGATGGCGACGCCGTCGGCCTTCGAAACCACGCGCCAGCCGTCGCCGGGGGCGGCGGACAGCAGCAGGTCCAGCACCCGTTCGTTGGCGATGGCGCGGATCGGTTCGCGCCAGCCAGCGGCCTTCACCAGGGGAGACTGGCCGTCCATGTCGGTCCCGCGATGCGGGCGGGCGTGATAGGCGGCGCACCAGCGGTCGCAGAACGCCTGAAAATCCTCCGGCGTCATGTCGGCCAGCTCCACTGTTGCGCCCTTCACGAACAGCCGGTCGCTGAATTGTTGGCGCGCGCGGAGCTGCTCGCGCTCGCCCACGTTGTGCCCGATGAAACCGGGGAGCATTTCGACGAGGTCGTGGGCGAACGTTCTGAAAAACCGTTCGATATGCGGCTTTTGCCACGGGGAAAACGGGGCGCTGGTCTGGTGTTCGATGCCCAGCGCCTGAAAAATCCGGGTCAGGTGATGGCCGACGTAATCCTGGCCGTTGTCGGTCTTGGCGCGCTCCGGCACGCCCCAGTCCAGCAGAACGCGGCGGGTCAGCGCGGCGATGGCGGCGGCCTTGGAGGTTTTGGTGACGTGGAGGGCGGCGCGGCGGCTGTACACGTCGATCACGCCGATCAGGGAATGCCGGCCACCGGCCAGCAGCAGGTCGGCGGGAGTGGAGTCGAACTGCCATTCCTGATTGAGGCGTTCGATGCCGGCGGAGGCGTCGCCCCAGCCCAGCATGTAGCGGTTTTTCCAGTCGTCGGGGTCGCGCAGGCGGGTGTACAGCTCGTCGTTTTCATCTTTCCAGCGGGATAGCCAGCGGCGCAGGGTCATGCGGCTGGGCATCGGACGATCATCGTACCGGGCGGCGAGCCATTCGGCGGCGAAACACGCGCGGACGTGGGGGGTTTCGACGATCAGCCCGCGCAAGGCGGCGGCGATTTCGGGTTGGGCGTCGATGACGCCGCAACCTTTCCGATTGCCGAATTTGCCGGCGACGCGGGCCAGGCCCAGGCGTTGAACCTGATCGCGCCAACGGTGGACGGTAGCCAGGCTGACGGTGGGCACGATGGCGCGGGCGTGGTCGGGAACGGTGATTTCCCCGGCGTTGTAGCGGACGACGGCGGCCATCAGCGCCTGCCCGGTCAGCCCCTGAAACGCTTCCAGCACCGCCAGCTTGGCGTTCAGCCGGTCGCGGGCCTTGCCGGCCAGCAGCGCCGGGTTGTCGGGCTGCTCGGCGGCGAAGGAGATCAGCAGGGCCAGGATCCGATCCAGGGGATCGTCCGACGGCGACGGCGCCCGGACCGCCCAGCGCACCCCGGGCCGGCCGGCGGCGGCCAGCCGATCGACCTCGGCGTCGTCCAGCGACTCGTAGACGTGGTCGGCGGTGAACCGCACCTCGTACCGGTCGGTGTCGTCCGCGTTCGTGCCGGCGGCGGGATCGGCGGCGGCGTCGACCACGTCGAGGTCGCCGGCGTGGCCGGCCCAGTCGACCACGCCGGTCATCGTGACCGTCCGTCCGCTGCTCTCGAAGCGCACCTCCACCCGAGCGCCGCCCACCTGATGGTCGCGGAGCAGGAACA